TGCTGTGTAAATTCGCGGTGACGAGAGGTCGAATTCATCGTTGCAAATTTCGCTCCATTACTCATGGCTTGGAGTTAAGGGCTAGCACAGGTATTTCGACCTCCTTGTGCTAGTCCTTTTTCTTTGGGCTAGATTAACCAAGAAGCAACCATGAAAGAACCATACACACCACTTGAAAACACCGCTATGCTTTTTGCGGCGCGATACGTCCACAATCGAAACACGGGATCGGCATTGATGTTTGTCAGTTGCCTAATCGCGAATTGGCATCGCATTAACCAATGCACGCAAAAGCAGATTTTACGCGAGGCATACAACGAAGCACAATACAACCGCGACGACTGGCAAAAGCTTTTCGACCACGCCAACTACAAACCAACCGAACAATGAAAACAGAATCACACACACCGAGGACAGACAGAGCTGGAGAAGATGGGCTGTATAGCACCATGGTCATCCATGCGCTGCGATTAGAGCGAGAGCTAAATGAGGTGACGGCAGAGCGCGATAATCTAAACGCAAGTTTAACGGCGGCGATAAGTTCCTCCAATGCCCGACATTTTGAGTCGATGGAATATGAAGCCAAAAGCAAGCAACTGGAAATAAAGCTAAACGAAATGCGTAAAGACCTCAAAAACGCCTTGCACTGGATTGATGACGGCGTTGACCAAGAAGGACGCGATTTGATCGTGAATCCAATGAAAGCAAAGTATTTTGCAGATGAAAACTAACCACCGAAACAAAATGAAAACTTACCGAAAAATCACGATCCTATTTGCCGACGAAGAACCAGCAGCGGCATACAGCGACGAATCCATAGCTCAAACCGTGCTGGAGCGTTGCGAGGAATGGCAGCAGAAGGAACTAGAGATCGGCAGCGACTACGTTGTGGAGTCAATCACCGCGTGCCAGTATCGCGACAAATTACAGGCGCATAAAGACGCGCATCCACTCCACCCGTGCTATGCAAACGCGAAAGATTACTCGCTTAGTGCCGTTTTTTTGCACGAATAATTCACGAGGACAAGAAACCCGTAGAGATTAAATTTCCCTACGGGTTCTTGGAACACAGAACGCTGAAAACACACAGCGAGAAAATAAAAGCAGAATAGTGACGGATGTCAATCTTCTTTTTTCAATAGAGTCAAAAGCTCGTCCAGCGTAGCAACACTGCCGACGATCTTCATAACCTCGTTTGGCTCTACGCACTGGCGCAGGTCACCGAAAAAACGCTCGCGCTCATCTCGGATAAACTGGATGATAGCTTTGAACTCATCACGGTCGGATAAAGCTTCGACAGCTTGGATAATAGTTGGTTTAGGCAGTGGTGTCATTTACGTTTTGCTTTCTTTTTTGGAGCGCGAACCATCTTGATTTCAACCTCAACATAGCCTTTGCCTTTTTTACCGTATTCTTTTCCTTTGTGACCGCAACTGTTTGATTTACCTTTTTTCATATTATTTCATTGATTTACTTCCTCGGCACTTCCATTTGCGACGAGAGAGATTGTTTGGGGAATTTGGATCTGACTTCCAATCTCCTTTGATCTTCGCGGATCGAGCGCAGTATGCATCACCTTTTGCCGTCCCTGGACGAATACGATCACCACCGTCAGCAGCTTTGCCAGCCTGACCATACTTGATCGTTTTCTTTCGCCCAGTCGCGGGATTGGTTACTACTTTCGTGAAACGCTTTTCCATCATTTTATCTTTCGCTTGATTTTTTGCTCCTGCTTCAGCATCTCTTTTGTTGGCTTTTTACCAGAGCCTTTAGCATCGCGGATATTATCCCACATTCCTCGTTGAGAGCGAGAACCATCTGCACGTTTGATTAGTTTCTTCATTGCTCCATTCCTTGTGTTGTTACGCCACCCATTTCAGCGGGTGCTGTTCCGATACGTCCAATCTCAGCATTCTGAGCCTGTTGTAGCTGGAATTGATATTGGCTAGCATATTTCTGCAAGCGAGCAGCAAAAGCCTCGTCTTGCTGCGCTCTAGCCGCAACATCGGGCTGTTGGACGTAAGCCTGAACCATCTGCATGGCAATCTGCGCTCCGTTTGGTTGTGCAGGAACTTCGATACCAGAAAAGATCTTGGAAAGGTCATCGGTGACGTTCTTCGCAATCTTCTGTTGCGCTTCCTCCACTGGTTGCAGAACGTAGTCAGCAAAGATTGGATTGATAGAAGATGCTGCAAACTCAAGTAGTTTGTTTACGTCAAGAATGCCATTGCGATCCAACTGGACAAGAGATACCATGTTCTTCAACTGAGTCTCTGCTGTGTCTGGATCACTTGCCAAGGAATCGAACGATACCATGATTGAGTAGTTCTCATCGGGGCTACCCTTGGTCATTACTTGGGGATTGGGATTCCCTGTAACTTGGAAGAAGATTTCATCAGGACCCATACGCTGATACAGCTTCCATGCCATTGTCAGAACGTCTTTAACGTGGTCAAGGAACTTGCCAATGTAATACTGCTGACGCGCAGTGGATAGCGGATTTGTAAGATCCAGTCCGATAGCACGGTCGGCTTGCCCACGCATGGAAAGCTCGCTTTCTACAGAGCCGTCATCTCGCGGAGGAATTGGACCGAATGCAATTTCACCTAGTCGGCGATACGGCACTCTGCGTCCAGGACCCCAATCTGATGGAGGGCGACCAGCAGGGTGCATAATCGGAGGTAATGTTGCCAAAGACGCACGGTCGATACGACTGTCACGCTCGGTCTTGATTTGCATCTGAGGACCACGGAGAATGTCAGAAAACGTCTGCACCTCATACATCCGCTTCTGGTCGTTAGCTAACCGAGTTACCACAAATGGATAGTCATCGTAGCCGTTAAGAAGTTCATGCTTGGCATAGCCATCTGTTTGCGGATGGAACACGGTGCAGTAAATGCCCTCAGAGCCATCATCTTCGTCAATTAGGCGTTGATACGCATAGACCACCATGACAAGATCGTTGTCGTCAGTGATTGGCAAGCGAGTCTGAGTCTTTACTTTCTCGCCATCGAGATACATGGAGTCTTTACCACGAAGGGTTTCGATAGCGTTATCTACCCATTTGCGATCCCATCCTTCGTTCGTCACCTTTTTCTCAAGCTCTTGAGCCGTGAGGAATGTTCGCCAGAACATGTATGGTGCGCGTTGTGGGTCTGAGATGTAAGACGGGAACATCACCTCGCCATCGGGAGCGCAAGCATAGACTACGGGGCAGTCAACAGTTTGGCGTGATAGTGGAATTTCAGCAACACCCATCTTGCGCAGGTCTTTGATTGCTTTCTTCGCTCGCTTAGCAGAAAGATCAGGGAATGAGTCTTGAATCAATTCAAGCAACATCTCGTCATCTTGCTCGCTGAGAATCAACTCCACGAGATCGGGTGATGCTTGCTGAATTTGCTCTAGGCTAACGCTTTGCAAGTAAGTGCGCTTCTCACGATTCCAACCAACGTAGGTAACCATGATGCCCTTCTCCATCAGATAGTTACCACCAAGCTCCATCTGACGCTTGAAGTCAGGAATGTAGGATGCTCGCATCCATTTTAGGAAGCCAGAAACTACCGCCGCTTTTGGCATTGCCGCCATAGACGTTGGGAATGCCTTGATATGGGAGCGAGATAACGCTTGGTCAAACAGCGCAATATACATGTCGATGCGCTCACCAACTACGTTTACCTCTTGGTCAGATGCGCCTTGCCACGGGAAAGCGTTAGCTCCGTTCTTGCGTAGGTCATCTGACTTGCCATCCCAGATGTTTCTACGATCGTTGTAAGAACGTAGGCAGGATTCAAAGTAGTAATCCAAATCAATTAAGCAGGTGTCGTAAGCATTAGATAACGCACCAATATCAGGCTTCTTGTCTAAATAAACAAGGGACTCATCTTCAATTTGTTGAATGTCATTCATGCTGTATATTGGTAGTAATCCTCAGGCTCGGAATTGACGAGAATAACATTAACTTGCTTTCCTAGCAAGCCTTTTGATATTTGAGCGGGACATTTTACGTTGACGCTGAATCCGTCAATCCGCGCTTTTAGCCATGTCGGGTTATTGCAAATTCCTACAATCAACGCTTTCAATGGCAATTCTTGTATGTCTTGCACAATTTCTTCAACAACCTTAGCTGGTCGTCCTCGTTTCTTTGCTTCTTTTTTTGTATTCATATTAGTAACCTCCGCCTCCTTGGATTGTAGTTAAACTTACAGAACTGTCAACATGATCTATTCCTGAAATTGCAGCATAGCGTAAAACATCTATGGGATCTTTCCAAGCTTCCTTTAATCCTCCATCTCCCGTGTATTCTGATAATGCTTGGATGATGTTCTCGCAATCGGAACTAATGTAGAAATGTGGACGGTTGATTGCATCTAACGGTTTAGATGTGTCCCATGCCATTTTGCCAATCAACGCTTGCAATCCGTCATCAATATCAAGACCTGGAGCGGGAATGCAAACCATACCAGCATCGTTCAAATCTTCAATAATCGAGGATGATCCATCTTGCACCTGATACTTCGCAGCACCAAGTCGCGGGTCAATCAATCGCTCAAAGATTTCCTCTTCACCCTCTAGTTCTTCGATAAGCTCAACATAGTCGCGAATACCGTAGCCTTGCCCTTTTGCTCCCTCTCCAGGCATCCATTTGCCTCCACGCCACTCTGCCCAGTCGCCGACATTAACTCCAGGCCATTCACGATAAACCCACATTGTTCCAGTCTCATCCACTGCAATCCAGCACATGAACCAGTTTTTAGAGCCAGCAGGGTCGATAACGTGATACTTCGTGATGTTGTTTCTAGGAATCTTGTCGGGATCTACCACGTTCACGATCTTGTTGAATTTCGGGAACTTGGTAGCGTGTGACTTCATCGGCACACCGTAGGCACGAATAAGGATTTCTTCCCGTGTTCTACCTTTCAGAGTCTCCTTGATTCGATCATATCCACCGAAAGCGTTATCTTGTGAATGAAAGTAATGCACGGAAGCGTTTAGCTTCTTTGATCTCTGGACATATGGAACAAGCTCGTTATTGAGCAGCTCTGCTTCTCGGCTCTCGATAGTTGTTGCGCCATCAAGATACTCCTTAATCACCTCAGTCCACCCGTCAATAGGTGTGAACGTCACAAGCATCTTGGAGTTGCGAGTCGCAAGACGGAATCGCATTGTGTTTATCAACTCTGGACCAAGAAGGTATTCGTCGAGCCATACGCCAATATTGTGCCATACGGGATTTCTAGATCCAAGCTCGGCGCCTTCCAGAATTGTAGGATTGTTCTGGTATTGTGAATAGGTCTTGAAGATGATTTGCGAACCATTGGGCAGAATCAACGATGAATCCGTGAACCCAGTTTTCTTTTTGTAGGAAATGTAAGCGTTTGCGCTTGTGTATTTCGTTTTGAGATACTCAGGAAGCCATGCCCAGACTGCGCTTTGTTGCTGACGAATAGATACCTCAGACGTTTGTGCGAAGCAGAATATCTCGGAATTGGGATTCTCTACCGCAGCACGGACAACGGAGAATGCACCCCACTGAGTTTTTCCTGAGCGGTTTCCTCCTAATGCTAGGATTTCATTGACTTCCTTTAGCTGCTCCTCGGCTTTGATCCAGTGCGGCAGACGGAAGCCATATTGATACGGGTCTTTCTCGGCGTTCTCAATCGCTTCGTGATAAATGCGGTGGATAGACAACACCTCTTCTGGTGTCATCTGAATCAACTCCTCATCCGTGGGAGGTTTCAGTATCTGATGTTGTCTCCAAATCATACAGTTTCCGCTTCGACTACTTTACCTTTGGCAATTCGACTTCTAGCTTCGTTGATGAGATTTGCTGCATCGTCCAGACTTGCGCCTTTGCGATGCTCTACCACGGTCGTTGCCATACCAGTAAGCTGTGCTGCCTTGTCTGTGAGAATGCCAACGGTGATTGCCAGCTTCTCAGGGGAGATTTTAGCAAGGCTATCAGGGTCGTCAAATAGCTGACCAGCGCGTTCAAACAATAGATCAGTGTATTCCTGCGCTGCGATAGCGTAACGCATGGAGAACTCCTTGCGTTTTGTCTCTAGGGTATCGTTATGCCGCCATTCTAGTTGGCGAATAGTCTCCCTGCCAACTCCAGTTTTCTTGGATATTTCAGTAATCTTAGCTCCTTGAGATAAGAGAAACAATGCTAATGCAGCCTTATGCGGAGCGTAATGTTCTATGTTGTTCCGTGGCAGCAACTTAGCACGTTCTCTTACCTCAAGAAACCACTCGCTCTTGTCGGGACGATCATCGTAGTAATTGTCTTTCAGTTTCTGGAGTTGTTCTTCATTCATGGCGAATGCGATCGAATATCACTTTGACCCAGAATTCAAGTTTTGTTTTCGTTGAAGGTCAAATTTTTGATTTAATCTATCAAATTCAGGATTGTAATTTGCACTTTGTTTTTCCTCAAGTTGTTTTGCGTCAAATTGTTTTGCCATGTTAATCAACTCAGCAGAAAACTCTGGATCGCTAGATGCTTGGTGAGCTAATGCTGTTGCGCCAGTTCTACTCAAGAACATCTGCTTTGCCATTTGGTTGTATGCGTCATTAGCCCTACCAGGAATAGCGTTCCGTGCAAGTGCAGTTTTAAGACTGTTACTATTGGCTCCAGAAGAAAGCATCGCAGTGATGAATCTATTTCTAGTGGATTCAACCATCTTTTGAATTGGAAGGATTACAGTCGCCCCTTGTGGACTCCCGATCATCCTGAAAGAAGATCCTGTTTTTGCAACGTCAGCAATAGCGTTTGCTTCGGCTGTCGCAGCCAAGTCATAAAGGAAATCAGCTTCTTCCTTGCCAAGCACGGTTTGTAGCTTTTTGGCAAATGTAGTCACGTTACCGCTAGATGGTCGATAATCATTCATGAATCTCTTCGTGTCGAAAATCGCTTTGAAAGGAACGTTTGCATTTGGATCGCCACCTGAATAAGCATCAAGAAGTTCTCGCTTGAAATCTCCTTTATAAAGATTTCTTGACTCTAGCGATGACTTACTTAGTTGAGACATCGCATATTGAGTGTCCTTGATAGTGCTTGACGGAGACAATATTGATTTTGAAAGAGCATCTGCATCAATGTTTTTAAAGTCTCCTTTTTGCGCAAGACTGAATATAGTTGATCGTGTTAGTGCTTCTTCTTCTTTTTCTGCTTGAATCCTCTTCGCTATTGTTTTTGCTAGAGATTTTCTCTCAACTTCAGAAAGAGGTTTCCCCATTTTTTGCAAATCATCCATTGTCAGCTTGCTTGAGCCAAGATCACCAATGTTTTTAAGGTTGTTATTCAAATCAGAGATTGCTCTCAATTGAGCATCAGCTTGTCCTCCGAAAAGAGATTTCACCATGTTTGTATTTACCTCAATACTTCTTGCTCCTTTTCCACGCAAACTAGGCTTGATGCCAATCTTGTTCATGTATTCCAATTGGAGTAATCCAAGGATTCTATCAGCTTCTCCTGCCTTGCTGGGGTCGCGCTGTCCAAGCTCGCGAAGCGATTTTACAACCCTATCAATAGTAGCTGGTTCTTTTATTACTGCACTTACAATATCTCTAGGTGTTTTTGATTGCTCGCCAGCAGCTTCTTTTAACACTGATCCTAAAAGATTTTTTTCGTAAGCGTTTCTTTCTTGAACCAATAGAGTAGCCTTATCAAATTCATCACCAAGATTTACTTGTGTTCCATTTGGTAGTTTAGCGTTAATTCCACCGTAAATTTGTCTTCGCAATCCGCTTAATTCATTAGAAATAGCTACGCCAAAAGCGTCCTTTGTAGTTCCTCCAACAGCATTGTCTGGTCGAGCATCGCTAAATCGGCGAATAAAACCATCAAAAGATTTGAAATTCAATGGCTTGTTAATTGCTTGAAGTTCTTCAACTTCTTTATTCAAGCTCTCAATTTGATTTTTTGTTCGCAACTCCTCAGTTGCAATTTCTTGCAATCGAGTTTTTGATATTTTTTTTGTTGTAGTCTTTTCTTTTGATAAATCTCTAAGGTATTTCTTGGAGTTTTTAATCACAGATTGAGCATCAGCAACTGGACGAAATGCTAGACTTATTGAGGGAGCGTTAGATCGTCAAACAAGAGGCGCGTTAGGAGATACAGATGAACTTGGTAATATTTTGTTTAATTCTATCAAAGATGCAGAAACAAAAATTACAGACTTGAAAAATCAAGAATATGAACGTCTTTCTCAAATTGCTGATGCTGGAGGATTTAAGATGGAGGCAAGAGAAATGCTTAAAATGCTTCCAAGAATCAAGTCAAGCGTTAATTCCACCGTAAAT